GATGGTATTGTCCAACTGACTCAAAACCTAGCGAAGATGAAAAGGGATCTTGAGGCAGACGGAGGAAACTGGACAGCGGAATCTGCACTATTAAGAGTAGAGCTCCCTGAGTTCTTTGTATCTGGTGCTGGGGCCAAGGCTCCTTCAGGAGGATACAAGTCCTTAGTTGACGATCAATATGGTGTAAATGTAGGAGAGATTGGGTCTACTAAACCACCAGAAGTTTCAGGCTTTAAAAAAGCATTAGGATTTAATGCTAAAGAATTTGTTCGTTCCTCTCTTGATGAGGACAGTGCCTTCGGTACAGGGATGAGCACGTATGACTTGTCTCAAATTGATGCTACGGCTCCTTACACATTCGATGAAAACCAACAAGGTTTCATAACCTATAAAGCAATAAATGAATTTGGTGCTTCCGCTGTAGCTCAAGAGTCAAAGGCAGTGGCTAATATAGCTAACGTAATACAGGACGATGCTCGATTTAAAGAAGCAAACCGAAGAATAAAAGAAATTAGGAATCAAGACAATCCTGAAAGAATTACCAGCGCATATACAAGTTTACGGAGTGGATCTGATAAACTTAAATTTGATCAAGACTTAATACAAAAACAAGAAGATATCAAGAGAGAAATTAGCTCTAGGCTTTTGAATACCATTGTTGGACCTGGGATAGCAAAATATGGAAAAGAAAAATATTTAAGCAATGCAACTCTAGCGGAGACCATAAACAGTGTATCGGGAGACCCTAACTTTGTAAACAGACTACGTGGCGTAGATCAAACACCTAATCTGCCAACTGTACTTTCAGCACAAGATTTTAATAGCATAGCAAGTCAGTTTAAAGGAGATACAGGAAATACTGTGCTTTCAACTGCTCAGAGCCAAAATTCTTTTACTATTAAAACTGAGGCAGCCTTTTCTGCTACAGTCAAAAACGCTTCAGGACAACCAGCAAAACTACAGCGTAGAAATTATAACTTTACTACAGATGCAAGTGGGCAGATATTAAACATTCAAGTTTTAGATCGAGATAGTGGTGCGTTTATAACCACAATAGAGGGGGAAGACCTAGAGGATTTTTTAAGCAACCCTAGTGAGATTATAGATTATGAAGTTGTAAAAGAGGATGCAACATTAGATCCAGACGTATCCGGTGGCCCTGGTACAATTAAAGATCTTATTATTGGTGACTATAATGTACCCAAAGCAGTGGCTTGGGGAGTAACAGAATTTGAGAAGTTCTATGAGGTTGCTAAAGCAGACAGAAAGTATTTTAACGAAGATGGAACAATTACTGCTGCTGGTATAGACAGAGCAAAACAGTTCTACACACAAGATGCAGCTTCGCCACTACCTGGTTTCAGGAGTGCATTCCAACAAAATTCAAATGTAGAGGCGTACAAACTGTTTGGTGCTACGGTAGGGGAAGCGTATAACGCAAAAGTTACAGGGACAGAAGCACCTGCTGTAGAAAGCGAAGCAGAAAAACAAGAAAGACTCAGGGTGGAAGCTGCTGAAATTGAACAAGCGAAATTAGATGCAGAAGCTAAAAGAGAAAGAGAAAGACTTCAAAAGGTAAAATTAGCCGAAGAGTCAGCAGCAAGAGTAAAAACACAAGAACAAAAAGAGAAAGCAGATGCGGAGGAAGCAAGTAAAATTGCAGCGCAAGTATTAGTAGACCAGGCTGCAGCAAAGAAAGCAGAAATAGAGCAAGCAGAAATAGAACAGGCTAAGTTAGACGCAGCTATTATTGATCCTGACGTAGTTGCATTGTCTAATTGGGAACAGGACGCAAACCTTGGAAGAATTAAATCTACATCTTCTAACCTTACTACAAGAAATACATCTATAAAAAGTGCTATAACAAGGTATCTTACAGACAAAAATGGAAGTAAACCTAGCACAGAAGAAGTAATAGCCCTTTCACAGAAATATATTGAAGTATTAAAAACAGGTAAGTTTGACTAATGGCAGAAAATGTAGAAAGAAACAGAGAGCTACAGATGTATAAAGACCTTGGTTTACAAGCTCCAAAACCATTGGATCTAGAATACAGTTTAACAGAAGGACTTGATGGTAGCACTTCTATTATTGAAGATAGCTTTTCTGAAAGAGAACTTAAAATGTATACAGACCTAGGTCTACAGGCCCCTGCTTTTGCGGCAGACAGACCTAACGGGGTACATGATATAGAGAATGTACTTGATCTAGGGGGAACCTTAAAGAAAGACGACCTGGCTCGACCAGAATATATGAATATTATTCGTAAGTTTATGGTTCAAAGACAGGGAAAAAGGTATGGCGGGAATAGAATAAATAAAATATCTGATGAGGATGTCGTTGAAGATTACTTAGAACACATGAGATTTTTCTCAAGCAACTCTTTATCAACAGTTCAAGAGATGTCTTGGATGAAAGATTCTGACGAAGAAGACAAACTAGCAGCACGGAATGCTTACCAATTATTTGATAAATTAGGTAATGTTTTTACTACAGGTACTTTTGGGGACAGGGTAGGCGGTGTTTGGGATTATGTTAACGCCCAGTTTAGAGACCCAACAAATTATGTAGGGCTAGTTACAGGGGGTACTGCCAGATTAGGTGCAATAGGACTGTCTGCAGCAGCAAGAGCCGTAGTTAAAAAAGCAGCTATCGATGCTGGGCGTAGTGTTATGCTACGAAAAGGAAGTAAGGCTGCAGTTGCCAAGGCAATGCGAGAAGCTGGTGAGAATATGTCCAGCAAGATGAGTGCTCAGATGAACAAGTCAAAGCACGGGCAGTTACTTAGAAGCCAAGCAGTTAGAAAATCACAGGCTATAGAAACACACAAAATAAAAACTGCGGCTAGGGACGTATACATAAGGAGCTTAAAGACAAAAGCTATAAGAAAATCTTTGTACGCCACGGGGGCATTAGATGGCATCCTTGCGGTTGCTCAAGATGCTAAGTACCAACAGGTACTACTAGGGGTAGAAGCCCAAGAAGATTTTAACTATATCCAAAGTGCTTCTACATTTGGCCTAGGCCTTATTGGATTAGGTGCTCAGGTTGGTGCTGGTGCTCTACGCAAGAAGTTTGGACGAAAGATTTCGGGTGAGCTATCTGATGCCGAAGCAAAGTTTATGCCAGAGATAGTAGGGGGTAAGATACAGTCAAAACTAAAACCAATCATTGACCCCGCAGATCCTAAAAAACGTAAGATAATAGGGTATGAACCTATTAAAGGTACTAAGGGAGGATTAGAATCAATAACAGCAGTTGACGCATTTGTGGACAAGGCATCCGTTAAAGCTCGTAGCTCTATTCGAAATAAAGAGATATTCCTATCCAATCCTACGCAGTATCTAAATTCTCCTTCGTGGAAAAAGATAAAAGGAAAAGCTGAACAAGGATTAGATACAGAGATAGGTGAGACATTACTTAACACCATTAACACCTGGACAAATAAAACCAATGCAGGCAGAGGTTTATTAGGAGCGGATGGTAAAGCGATAAACGATAGCAGTGCAATCCACCATGATCTACTACAGACTATACTACGTGGAGATGCTGAGACATATGACCCCTCGAAAGGAAAGTCTGGTGTGGGTGGGTTGATGCGAGTGTGGCTAGATAATTCTGGAGGCATACGGCTCCATAAGGACACAAAGGCAGCGCACTTCTTCTCTGATATGATGCAGTTTACTTCAGACAAACAAATTAAAAAGATACACAAAGCACTAAAAAAGACAGGCACTGAGCTAAACATAGATAGTCTGTCGAACCCTAGCCGGATGGAACTTAGTCCCGATGGAAAACTGCTAAGTCCTAAAAAATATGCAAAAGGAGCAGACGGAAAAGCAGCAAGACAAAGAGATAACATAGGGGACTTGATGGCTAACCAAGCCTCCACTGCAGGTAAAACACTTGCTTATTTTAGACATGCTAAGGCAGGAATAAACTCAGCTATTACAGCAGCAGAAATAGAAATGACTAAAGCAGTAGATACCAGTGTGGACTCTGCTACAGGACAAACGCTACTTCATTACTTCTCAAAGGATAAAGGTGAGGGAAAATCTAAACCTATAGGGTACGCAATCAACTTCTGGAGAAGAATGTTAGTGTCACTGCCAAAAACTTCAGCAGTGAACGTAAAAGGTTTTTCATACATGTATGGGTCTAACTCTATTGCAGAGGTTATGTCTAGTGGGCTATACTTAGCTGCAGCAATGCTGTCTCCTAATGCAAAAACAAGAGAAGCTATGTTTAACAACTCAAAAGTACACTTTCAAATTCAAGCAGAAAAGCTAAATAACTTACTTGATCCGTATGCTACTGTAGACGAAGCAATGGCAATTCTAGAGTTTAACCCAGAAGCTAAAAGAAAACTAACAACAACAACGGCACGAGGGATAGAGAAAAAAGGTACGGAGTATGGAATAGATCCTAAGAATAAAGTATTCCAGACAACAGAAATCCTTGCTGACGCAGCAAATAAATTTAGTGGGGTTAGCCTTCAAGATACAGTAACAAAGTCATTATACTTTATCCCTGAGTTAGATAAATACATTCGTATAAAATACCCAGGTAAAACATTAGATGATTTTTTAAGGTCAGGAAACCTACAAGACATTGACAGTGAAGCTATTGAAGCGGCAGTAGATCAAACTATGAAATCTGTTTTCTCAAAAGACTACACGACAGAAGCTACACCAGAAATACTTAGAGGTTTAGCAAAAACAATTGAAGTAATCTCAAATACACCTTTTGCAAACTTTAAACTGCCTTTTGGTAGATTCTTTAATAATGTAGTAGCATCAGCGTACAGAGAAGGCCCTGTTGCTATTCTACCAGCACTGTCTGCTATAATTAAATCAGATGCCCTTACAAGCCCCTCTGTTAAAGGACTAGTAAAAGGAAACATTACAAAATCTAAGATAGGGTACAAAGCTACTGTTATAAAACCAAACAGCACCGAAGTTGCACAGGAATTTGCAACAAAAAAAGAAGCTACTAAATGGCTTAACTCACAAAGAGGTACTACAGCAATAGACCAAGCAAGATTAGTTAATAACCTTAGTAGAGCTTTGGTGGGAACGGGTGCTATAGCTATGGGGACAAGGTATGCCTACAACAAACCAGAAGAGTTAGGTACATTTGAAGTTGAAGGCCCAGGAGGATCTCTTGTTGATCTAGAGAATGTATATCCTTTCTCATTAGTTTTAGCACTAGGAGAATTTTCTAAGCAGGCTGCGGATGGATATCTTGAACAGGTAGAAAACGACAAAGCCGAAGGAAAACCGGAAACAACCATAAAAGAATATTGGAAAAGAGCGAGAGCCGGGACTACAAACATAGACCCAGAACTAATGTTGGACCTAGGTAAACAATTAGCAGTGGGCCAGGCTGCAAAAGATACTCAGTTTGGTACAGACATTGGACGAATAGCTGATGTTCTACTAGGCGATGAAGATGGCAATCAAATGCAGAAGACGTTGGAACTAGCTCGTATGATGGGTTCATCTGTTAGTGGAGTAACAAGACCTTTAGATGCACTTAACTCTATTATAGGTTTTGCTACAGACACGGATGCCAGCAAAGACTTACGACAAGCAGAGGGATTTTTACCCACCTTTACCCAATCAGCAACTGTATATGTAGACAATCTATTAGAGGCTGTTCTTGGACGATTGGATACTGTTATAGACGACACATCGATGATAGATAAGTACATAACAGGTAAAGAATTAATTAGTGCTAAAAGAGATGGCAAAATCAGAAAGAATGCTAACCCATATGCAGATGTGCTAGGCATAAAGACAAAGCAAGATTCCACTGCTACAGGAGAACTGTATTCTGTTGTAGGTATGAAAGACTGGTCTGCTGATCAACGATCAAACTTACCTTCTCTTGATAGGGCCTTTAACAGAGTACTTGCTCCGATTCTTGAGGAGATGTCAGAAAGTATGCTATCTAACAGATCTTTTATGAACTCAACAAAGCTACAAAAAAGAATGAGGTTTAAAGCAGGTTTAACAAAACTGCGTTCTGAAATAAGAGAGCAGTTAGAGTCAGGGTACTATGACGATCCAGACCTATCCCCGATTGACTTATATTCCCAGCAACAACGAAAGAAGTTTTTTGCTGCCTCTAAGGACGAAAAGAGATATGCTCTTAAACAGGCTTTGAAACGAAATGATCCCAAAGATCCTACAAAGATGAATACTGTCCAGCTTAGAGACCTTCTATCTGACATTAAAGATGCCAGAGAAAACGCAAAAAGCTTTAGAATGGAAGATACAGGGCTAAAGTAAATTATCTATTACCATAGAATTTTTGTCTAATCTCAAATCTGTCAATGCCAATATCACGGAGTTCTCTATCCGTCATGTTGTGTATCTTCCAATAATTAGCTCTACGCTCGTGTGCTGCTATTGCTTTGTGCCATAACTTTTTTAACATGATATAAACTCCCTTAAATAAAATAGGTCAGAAAGCCTGACTTACTTTACAAGTTATACCACAGTTGGTCGGATTATTAAAATGTTATAATCACAACCCCGTTATGTGTATAGCTACTACTTAACACCCCATAACTCAACACTTCTTCGAGTCCACAGCTCAACTTCAATTAGATGTTCTAATGCGTTCTCTAACTCTGCTGTACTATTGAGGTTAAGTGTTAAGGTGTCACGTAGCGGTTTTATACAGGCAACAAACTCTCTGTTAAACTGGTTCTGCTTTTTATTTATGTGTGCGTTCGCCTCATGCTGTAATTTCATAGCTTTACTAATTCTGCCTTTGTATATGGAACGTGAAAGAAATATTCCCCCTTCTCAATTCTAAATCCTTTAGCTTCCTTACTCTCAGATGCTTCTAAGAGTGGGCTACTTATACGCCAGGCATATTCACAATCCCCCCTCAAGACATAAAAATGTAGAAATGCTTTCGGATCATCGAGCTCTTTAAATTTATTTATTAGCTTATGTTTTCGGTAGGGTATACGTATTTCTGCCCAAGAGGGGTTCCAATCTCCCTTCCACTGGTTTTTCATTTCAACCTCAGAGTAATACGTTGCACCATTTTTGGTGCTAGTGATGTCAAAGGAGTAGTCCTCTTCTCTGGTTACTAATTCGTGACCATTCTTTTCTAGACAACTTATAATAGTTTCTTTGGCTATACTATCGTTCTGCCTGTATGACGAAGGCCTAAACCTTCGGTTAACTGCCCCTTTAATTGGTTGTAGCATAATGTTTTCCTTATGTTAAATCTACAATTTCACAGACATCGCCCGAACAGGCTAGGGTCTGCATTCCTACCGTATTATCTTCCTGCTCATACGAAGATAATTTTTCCCAGTCTATTTTACTAGGGAAGTCTTTTAGTAACGCCTTATACTCATCTTTAGTGCACTCTTGATATGGTGCTTGCTGATACGTATGATCTGAGTGCGGAAGAAAAGACACACCACTCATCTCATCAAAATATTCCCACACAAATGCTCCAACCTCCATCCATTCATCAGGTAAGACTGTGATGGTTACAGATGGTTTGTGTTCACACCAGTGCCGTTGATACGTTAACCAAATCTCTAACTGCTCGATAGCTGACATGTCATTCCGTGTTACTGCATTCTTTGGCGATGAAATAGGAAATGTAAACACAGTTGTAGTGTCTGGTTTCATTACACATAACTCTGAAGGAATATTCTGGTCTTTCATGAATTGTGTAATAGGATCTTTGTTGTCACCTCGCACTGTCCTGTAGTAATACGGACTATGCCTGGCGTGGATACCACTCGCACTGTCTACCAGTTGGGATACAGTCCCAGATGGTTTGACACAGGTAATAGCAGTAGACCTCTGTACACCTAATCTCTCTGCCCATTCTTTGTTAGTATTAATAGCAACATGACGCAGATGATCTAGCGTTTGTGCTAGTCCTTTGTTCTTAGCTGTGAGCAATGGGTTGTCCATTATACCTGTAAGGCTCACGCCTAGCAGTCTTTCTTCTTCGGTGTTATTCTGCCAAACCTTACGTAAGTATGGGAACTTAGTTAGACTGGACTGTATTGTACCTATTATAGTAGCTAACTTAACTTTGTTTGATAAACCCTTTAGATCGTCTGTAGCTCGTACTACTACCTCCGATAAATTACAAAATTGGTAGGGGCGTAGGATTATCTCGCTGCAAGGATTTGTCCCAAACTCCCACTCAGTGTCTCGTCTGCCATTCTTAGCTGCTTGTTTCTTACTAGCCTGTCGATTGAAGATGCCACGTTCTCCTGACTTCGATTCAACTAACGCTGTCCATTCACGCAAGAATGTTTCGATGTCTGGCTTTTCGGTATAACTAACTGAGTTGTTAGCTAGTGCCCGGTGCTTTGCATTCTCCCACCAGTTACCTGATTTGGCATGACGCATACGGTCATCGCTTAGGTTCGACAACGAGATCATAGCACTGCGTCTAACTCCCCCAGAAACGACAATCTCTCCAACCTTACACATTATGTCGTGGCACTCTAGACTTGATAGTCTGCGGTTCTGTGCCCCCTTGAATGTAGATATACAGAAGTTAAATAAATCTATCAAAGGTGCTGGGCCCGATGCCCTACCTCCAAATGTTTTTAGTTTGGCTCCTGCTGGACGAACTAGAGATACATCCCACTGAGGTACTTCGCCTGCCCAAAGTAATGCTAAGACTTGTCTGAATGCTTTAGCCCAACCTTCTTTGCTATCCTTAACTATAATAGTTGTATCACTATCAAACATCGTTGGTACTTCAGGTAGCTTAGATACAAACTGTCGTTCAACAGAGAACCCGACACCTGTGCCGCATAAGAGTATAAACATTGCCTCATCAAAACTTTTAGGATCATCCACGGGTAGGTAGCTACAGTTGTAGCCTGCTGTATTGTCTCGCTCTAGTGCAGGGCCTGCAGTCATCATCGCCCGCATGGACGGCATTACTTGTAGAGATATGATAGCATCGTACAATTCTTTTTTAGTATCTGTATCTATAGCGTTTGATTTACATATATTAGATACGTACCTCAGTACTGTTTCATGCCAGCTCTCTCTGCGTCCTTCAGTATCTAACCACCTGGCGTATCTAGATTTGTGAATGAATGATTGGTAGTCAGTCGGTAGATAGTTACCTTCCATAGTCGTTTCCCTTTACTTTGATTTTTTCTATTTTTGCATCGTCAATGTCGTGTAATGCATTGGCAACTGTTTCTCTAATATTTTCTTCGTGAATGTCTTCTACTAAAGACAATATGTTTCCTGTCTCGTCTACCTTCATAGTAAACGATACATGGAAAGATTTATAACTCATGACTTTTCCTCTAACTTCTTTTCAAGATTAGCCATTGCTCTCCAGGCTACTTGAGCCCAGTCCTCTTCCAGCACGTGCCGCATCATAGCATCTAACTCATCTTTAGACTTAGCTCTGTCCCAGAATAAAGTCTCTGCTGTCTGCCCGTGTTGCAGCCCACCTTCTAAAGATACCTTTGCTATAGCAGCAATAGCGTTAGGAAAGTATTTAATAAACCCTGTGTAGACAGGTATAGACTTTCTTTCTTTAGGATCTGTAGGTAGTATTTTCTTAGTCTTCTTTAGTTTTGAATTCAAAAACTTGTCCTCCCGAAGTCTGTATTTCTACCTCTGGTAGACCATACTTTTCTTCCTCAATGTCTTGTATGAAACAGTTTAATAACGTGGCACTTTGCTTCTCACAAAGCTCAACCATAAGAGGATGCTCGTGAGCGATATCTAAGAAGGCACTTAGAAGTGTAGCACACCTCAATACGTCAGCTATAATTTTACTATCTAGAACGCTTTCTTCTGGGCCCATTGCTATTGACGTAGCAATATGTCCACTCCACTCCCCCTTGTCATCAAAATCTACGGGGCTCAGGATAAGAGCAACTTCATCATTGCCAATGGTGTATCCCATTATATATCCTTTCTCTGTGTCTTTAATTTTATCACGGTTTCCCTAGTGCACCTACCCTTTTCGGTTAGCCATTCAATAGGTATAACCCGGTGGGCCCACTTGAAACCATTCTTCTCACACCACCCACTATACCGGGTCTTAGATCCCTTGTATAATTTCGCCTGGGCATTACTAAATACAAAACGTATATCTAGTTCAGGGTGTTGTTTTTGGATAGCTAAATGCTTGCGTTTGTCCTCATTATCAAACAACCCTTTTGCCTCTACTATAATGCCGTTGTCCAACAAAAAGTCAGGTGTATAGGTACGATACCTCAAATCCTCCCACTGAACTTTCAGCAGTTCGTAGCGTACTTCTTTCTGGTGATGTGTTAGGTATTCAGCAAGAGTTTCTTCTAGACCGCTTCGGTATCGTCTAGAGTTGTGTCTGCGCTTAGTACTACTCTTCTTTACCATCTGTTAGACGAGCCTCTAGTTCAGAAGACTGAGCCTTTGTTACCGCATTGATGCACTGCAATGAATACCTTTTAGCGGATACGTCTTTTAAAAGAGGAGCTAACTCTGCTTCCAGGCTCCATGCAATGTCTTGACCTAGCTGTATCAGCCCTGCCAAACTCTTTTGTGCGTCTGTCATTTTATCGATATCGTAGTCAGTATCGTTGATGTTAATCATTACCATTTATATTGCCTCGTTTTTGTTTTTATTAATGATCTCTGATGGATCATATTTTTTTACTAACTTCCAGTAGGTTAACAGACTTTTAAACATTCCAAAGTGCCTGGCATTTGTTTCTTTGTCCCACTGGTGTGCTGCTATTAGTTCAGGGTCTCCTCTGTCAACAAATATAGATACCCTGCTTGGGTCTTTAAAATTGCACCCGGCTGCATATGCCGATAATTGCATACCGTGATCGTCAAATACTAGCTTAGATGCCTTCTTATCTTTTAACCCATCTTTGGTTTTGAAGTCAACAAATATTCCTGTTTTAGAATATAAATCTATCTTGCCTCCGTAACCTAAGTCAGAACAAAAAGAAGCTTCAGCAATCCACTCTTCATCAGGAAAAGTTTCATCCAAGTACTCTCTAATCTTAAGGTAGGGCTTGGTCTCAGTTCCACCTGCAAAACCTTGTTCTATCATTCCATGAATAATAGTACCTCGCTCTGCCGCTTTCCTACCAAGCTCTTTAGAATCTTTTTTACAACGATAAGTAAAGGCAGCTAAAGATTCATCCTCCCTCTGCTCTAAAGTTATTGCAGAGTTCAAGGCCTGGTCTATCTTCCAGTTCTCTAAGGCTGGCTTGGCTGACATACCTATTATAGTTGTCACTGAGGGAACGAAGCCGTGCTGACGGGCATCTCGAAGAGTAGTATTTCTCTCCTGCCCATTCGCACCTATTATCGTGTAAGTGGCATCCCCATGCTGGTTATACCAGTGCCCAGCTTCACTCAACATCTACAAAGTCTTGAACTAATTCAGCCTGTATATCGCTAAGTTGTTCAACATTATTTTCTTTCCATGAATTTAATGTTAAATTGTCCGACCACTCGACCCACTCATTAAACTTTATAAGGTTCTCTATATCTCCGTCAAGATAATCGCCTTGCTCTACTTTTTCTATTACCACAGAACTCCATAAAAAACCTGTGTCGTGAATTTTAGAACCTAATGTATATCTACTTTTTAATAAATTTTCAGCACATTTTGCTTCCAATTCAAGTCTTCTAGCTTTCTTTGCTTTTCTACGAGGAATTTCTTTCTGAGAAAAACCTAATTGATCTGCTGAATTTTCTTCATTTTTGTTAAAATAAATTTCAATTTCGCTTAAACTCTTTTTATTTTTCACATCAAACAAAAAAGGTATTGGCTCTTTATAATCTTTAAGTAAAATTCCAAATTCATCTAAGGCCTGCCCATTAAAATCTATTGTTCCAAACAAAAGCCTATGTCTTTTAACGTCAAGGATTCTTTTTTTATAATCTTCTGGCCTATCTTTCCAGTGGTCATCAAAAAAATCAGGACAAACCTCATTAGGTATCCTACCTAAATTAGTGCCTCCAGTAGAATCTTTAAGAACATTTCCAAAAACAGTACCCTTAACCATTTCTGACCTATCTGGTTTATTGTTTTCTACATCGAATCTCCCCCACTGCTCCCTAAAAGTAAGAATTCTAATGATTGGATTAATACAATACACCTTAGTTCCGTCATCTTGTGCTAGTTCATACGCTCCAGCAGGAATAACTTCAAGGTTCATGTCCTTGCCTTCAATGTTCTTAACTCCCATAATAGCTTTACTTGTAAGATTTAGCCTCGCTAAAGTAGAAGACTTTGATTGTTTGTTAGTACCACCTGATATATTGACAGAAACACCAACCAATTCGGCTAATGTTTTGTTATTTCCTTCTGGAATTATTAGTTCTGAGTTCATCTTTTTACCTTTGTTTTTTAATGTGTGAAAGAGTTACAGTTATACTATGAAACGTCTTTTAAGTCAAGCCAATTAGGGCCAATTTTTGCTTCTAAAAGCATTGGTACATTCATTTTTACGTCATAAGCTTCCTCTATAATTTGGCTTAAATCAATGTTTAAATCTGATATGATTTGTAGGACATATTCTTTCTCATGTGGGTGTATGTCTAGCACCATTGAATCGTGTACTGAGTTAACTATACATGTCTTCATAGGTTCTAATCTTTTATCTAACTCCAGCAATACAACTGGAACGATATCACCAGTAGCAAAGCTTTGTACCGGGTAGTTCTTTATCATAGTAAAGTGAGAAGGCTGTCCGTTCTTTCTACGCTCAACATCAGGGAATGCAAATTGTCTGCCAGACGGTGTCGCTATCTTACCATACCGGATAGCCTCGTTACCTAGTTTCTTGTGCCATTTAGCTACACCCTCATACTTTTCATTAAAATGTTTGTAGTATGCAGCTTCAGCTTTGCTCTTGCCAAACCCACTCGCCCCGAATAATGGAGCAAAAGTATGTGCTTTCGAGTGCAAACGAGATATTGGTTGTCCTGCATTTGTTATAACTTTAGCTGTGTAGGCGTGTACATCAAACCCTGTATTGATTTCTTCCATTGCCGTCTTATCCTGTGCTAAATATGCAGCAACACGAAATTCTAATTGGGCAAAGTCAGCCTCCAATATGTGACCGCCCTGCCAGCGAGATACAAAGACACGTTTTACGGGGAATGTACCACCACGAGGCATGTTTTGCATGTTGGGATTGCGACCAGAAAACCTACCTGTAGCTGTAATGTGCTGTGTCAAACCAACATGTAAGAACCCATCTTCTTTAGTGTAGTTAGCTATCCCTTCAACAAACGATGATAGATACGTTGAAACAGCAGATAGTCTCTGTACATCCTCTAAGAACTGAATAGCTGGGGCCATACCCCGTGTCCTAGCTGTTGATATGAGGATATCTAGATTGCCTTTACTAGTACTAAAACCATTGTTACTAACCCATGTCTTGTTAGGTGGATTAAACATAAGGCCAGCAGTTCTATTGGTTGGCTTAAGTTGGTAGCCCCTAGACAAACAATCTGCACATCTGCTTGGGTTCTTAAAGTTAGAACCATCCTTTTTCTTTTTGTAGTGGCTACCTTCCCCATTACATGTGGGGCAACTAGATGCTACTGTTCTGTTAAGCATTCTACTGTTAGCTGCAACAGCATCCTTGAACTCTTGTGGGGTACGTGTAAATGCAAATAAGTCTACCCATTCCTTTTTGTCTATCACAGCACGAGAAAATATAACCTGGGAAACTTGTTCGGGGCTATTTAGATTGACAGGAGTATCTCCCATTAGCTCTCGTATCTGGCTAAACAATCTCTTTTCTATATCAGCTTTCTCTTGCTTGAATAGTTCCCTTACTTCTTGAAGGGCTCGTCTATCCACCCGGAATCCCCGCATATACATTCTTGTGAGGGCTTGACAGACTCGGAAGGTAATGTCTCGTACTCTATCCATTCTGTCTCCCTCGCTTTGGGCTCCGGCTTCGGTAGTAATAGCAACGAACAACTCGGCAGTAGTGTCAATGTCACAACCAAGGTAATAGTTAAGCTCATCAAGCGGTATCTCATTTGTGTTGTATCCTTCTTTGAAGTATTTCTTTAATGTATCATCTTTTTGAAAGGTTAGGTTTCTTCGCTCTGCACAAGCCAATAAGCTAAGAGGTTGCTTCTGCCCTCTCTGCAAAAGGTATTCAGCAAGCATTGTATCATATATCTCCCCCTCGTATTTAAAACCTGATGACCAGAGCCACATCAAATCGTGCTGGGCATTATGCATAATCAATAAGGTTGTTTTGTCTAAGATAGTTTGTAACAGTTTGGCATTAGCACCAGTACGGTCATTCTCTTCTACATGGTCAAACGTCAGCAGGTATCTCTCGCTAGGTATATCCACATTCTTAGTCCCCACTTGAACCAAGAAGTTATTAGCCTCGAAAGGGTCCATGTGTGTCTTGCCATTTCGTTTCGTAGTTGTGTTCTCTACATCTAATACTATTCTCATGCAGTGTACTGCGCTATGTCACCTTGCAGTTGGCAAGTAATACGTCCATGAAATCCACCCTGTAATTTGTTCTTAGCTATATTCAAGTGTCTCTCTGTGTCTTCCATTTCATTACCTTCCATAACCCTATTCTTACCTATAAGTATCATTAGATCAGCCTCCGCTGCTTTACCTGTCTTACTACCCTCTAACATTGACTGATCAGGTGAAGCTAAACCTTCTGCTGCGGCACTAAGCTGGGACAACCAGAACACCGCACAGTTATATTCCTTAGCTATGTTCCTGGCATGGATGGCGGCATCTCTTAAATAGATATCTGTCTTGTCACTTGTCCTGGGGGCAAACTTATCTCCCATGTCTAGTACTAATATGTCAGGTTTCGTTGCTTTAACTACTGCCTCAACCCAAGACAAGTCCTTGCCTGTAGCATCCTTAATCTTTATATTACTATTTACTTTATCATACCTCATGCTTGCCTTAGAAGTGTTCGACTTTATCTCATCGAGCGTCATAGTTGTTGCGGCTGACAGGTATCTTGCCCCTACCCGGTGCGAGGACTCCTCATTACATAAGACCACGCACTTAGCTCCTTGTGATGCAAAACCATGAGGCGAAGCTATCATAGAAGCATGGAAGGATGTCTTTCCTGTGTTAGGCCTAGCCCCCACAATTATAAAGTGTCCTCCACTAACACCCTCAACCTTACGATTTAGAGTAGGTATATTAAACTTCCATTGTGTCTCAGTCTCATTAGCTTTCAGTAGGGTACTTATACTCATGTCCTCAAACTCCATCTTTAAGTTGGGAGTAAAATCATCTTGGTAGTTCTCTATAATCCTCCGTAAGGGCTCCAAGGTGCTCTCAGTGCCATTAGCATAAGAGAAACCAATATTAGCTACCTCCTCCCCAACACAGTGTTGAAACATCTTAGACATAACCTCGTCTGCCACCTCATTATTAAGAGCCCGGCTGTTACCAATCTTTCTGAATATCTCTTTATACTGCCCCATATTAGCTGTCGTAAGAGTTTTGTTAGCTGAATAGAACAGTGCCTCTAGATCAACTATAGATAAACTACTATCGTATGTCTGCATGGCATGATCTAAAGTTTGCTTTATCTTTCTAATATTTTTAGTGAATATTTTGTCCGGGCACTTTATCCCTTTGTGTGCTTCGTAGAAGTCTTTGTCTAGTAGGGTCTTAAGTAGTGCAATCTCACTCATCTAATCTTCCTTCTCCTGCCTAAGTAGGCTCCATTTCTATCCCAATTAAAGAACCTCATTGCAAAAGGATAATAGTACCATCTCATATTCTGTGATTTACCATTGCTCCAACACTCCTTCACTGCACCCCACTTACCTGCCTGACATAGTCCTACACAAGCAGGGTAGGTCGTTGGTGGGGGGAGTTTGAAGTTTAGCTTTGCCCTGTGTATCTGCCTTTTTTCCGATCTTAGCCACATAGAGCTGTTAGTAACTCTTTATCATCTGGCTTTTTATACTTAATATCATCCTGTAACAGCATAGCAATTGTGTCTATCCCAAGCCAAGACGCAATCTCTCGTTTGTAGGTCAAGGTCTTGACAGAAGCATCCCTGTCGAGTGCCACAATAATACGGGTGAAATCTTCAAGATATTCCATATGTTTCACGCTCATTGTAGTACCTAGGATGGCTACCCCTGTGACATTAGGACACATACTACATATAGTGTTTGCACTAATAACGTCCTCCACAATAACAGCAACACCATTAGGTTTGGCTGGGGAAGTCATATAAACCTTAGCCCCTCCAGTATATTTGAACCATTTAGGTATCGATCCATCTAATGCTCTGCCTACAGCATCAATAAGCCGGGAGCCCTCATAGATAGGAAACACGGCTCTCTTGTCTCGAACATCATATCTTATGTCTACGCCCTCCAACCCCCAATAAGATATGAAACCATTTAGTAATTTGTTGTCACCTTTGTTTGATACGACATAGGATGGGACATCCATAAGATCTAATTCGTGGCAGGTATCATCTTGCCAAGAACGGTCATCTTTATTTTTATTGAATGCCTTTCTAATTTCTGGGGCTGTCATACCCTGGAAGGAGGCTCCACTACTATTGCAACTTACCCTAAAGCAATTCCATACATAAGTACCATTCTCAACCTTTAGTCCAAGTGAACTATTATCATCATTACAGTCGGGGCAGTTTATCCGTACTGACTGCCCCTCTGTTAAGTCTAATGTATCCAGTAATTGATATACTCTACTCGCCATCGAAAGCATCTACCTTGTCTAGGACACTGGTAGCCCCTGCCAAAGTGTTCTGTATATAAGGCCTCAGAGATGTAATATTCTTATGCCCGGTTACCTGAGTTAAAGACACTATGTCTACCCCAGCTTCTACAGCCCTTGTAATCAGTGTACGCCTTAGATCTCTAAGTAGTAGGTGGGAGGGCAAGTTAGCTTGTTTATAGATAGGCTTGATTAACTTAGATACTTCCTCAGACCTATAGTGTGAATGAGTCTGGTTCCTGATGGGAAGAGGCCTGACACAAACGTAAGGAGATTCCTCCCTAAAGGTTTCTTGCTGTTGCTTAAGTATATCCAGCAAGGAATCCCTCAAGGGTATTGTCACTGGTACTTGTGTCTTGCTCTGTATTAAATGCATGGTCTTTGTTTCAAAGTTAATGTTAGACCACTGAAGCTTACGCATATCACCTAATCGTTGCCCAGTTCTAGCACACAAATGTCCCATAAGTGCCAGGCTTCTCCATTTATACTTAGAGTAGCCTACCTCTAGATAGGTCTGTATCTGTTGTTGTGTCCACCTTACATCTCTTTCAGTGTCAGGTATCATGTCAACTAAACCCATAGGATTGCTAGGAATAACCTCTTGCTTCCTACAGTAAGTAAAGACAACAGATAGACTGCGATACCTCTGGTTAGCTGTTCTTACACCTTTCAGTAACCATTTCTCGTAGGCATCATTAAGTTGCTTACTGCCTATGTTCTTAAGTTTGTGCTCACCTAGATACTTATTGCTTATCTTTGTCTTACTGGATGCCCTATTCCAAGCCATGTAATGCTTTTGAGATAAGGGTTTAAGTGTCCTAAACTTATGGGTGTCATAGTATATTTTAATAGCATCATCTAATGTATCATTTTCTTTTAACATCTGTATCTTCCCTCTTCTTTATGTGTCTACCATTGATTATCCTATGCTCAGTAACTGCTAGTGATACTGAAAGCCATAGGAAAAATATAACAAAGCCTATGATCAATAGCATAAAACAATTATTAATTATAATATCAAAGATCATGTTTAATAAACCTCGCATTGTAGGTAATCCCACTCAAGGTAAAATTAATAGTCGAATGGCTGTATACATTCTTAGTCTGTCTTTCATATATGGGCATATCCCTACATCTATCTACTGTAACATACTCTATTCTATCCGGCTTTTCGGCTCCACTGGATGCTAATCCCCCAATAATAGCACCACCTATAGCCCCCTTATCATCATTAGTAAGTAGTTTACCTATAACCCCACCAATCACTGCACCACCTATTAACTGTCCTGCTGTAGGCTTGTAGGCTCTGCGACCAGGTATTACTATGGGAACTATTTCCGTACTACATTTGATGTTAAGGTGAATTGAGTCGTGCACCTCAACAATGTCTGTAACACGTTCATAGTGATCTATTATTCTACCAGAGGCAAACCCTCTCTTTATGTCCTCTGCCATAAAACTGTCAGCCCTACCTATTATGGCTACTAAGATAAAAACAACGGTCACTGCTATTATAGTTAATACTTTTCTCATTTGCTTCCCTCTCTGCATTTGTTTTCGTGTGTTATCCATTTAGCACCTTTCTTTTGGTTTTCTGTTTTCCAAAGTGGCTGTGTGTTTTTAAAATTAAAACACTCCTTTTGTACATCAACATTTACCGCAAAATCATTGTTGCAATTTATAAAATCTTGTACAGGTCGGATGTGGTCTATCTCCCACTCACCATAATTATCAAAAGACATACCCTCTTTAAATTGGGAGGATAAGTACTCTCTAAAATCCAGTATAGTACAACCTAGTAAGACTTCGGTTCGATGGGCTTTTTTTCCTGCACAGTTTTTCATAGCCATCCTAATTCTAGACCTCATGCTTCCTGCAATTCTAAAATCTAAGTCAGTAGCATTTCTATAATTTTGGTAATCCCTAGCATACTTTGCTGTTTTCTCTGGGTCTTTAGCACGACCTGCTCTAGACCTCTCTAATTTTTTATCTGGAGTTAATAGATGATAATTTTTACTAGCCCTAAAGATAGCTTTTTCTTTAAACGAAGGGTCTTCCTTATAACGAAGGTTGCTTCTTTCTAATGCTTTCTTTGCCAGAGGAATTTTATTTCGTTGCTCGTAAAACACTCGTCCTGCAATCATAGAACACCTTTCTGAACAATAAATTTGATCCATT